ATCAGCAGACAAAGGTATAGAAAAACTTGCCAATTCGACAGGTCTACTTAAAAAGTCATTAGCCTGTAACAAGGTGTATTGACCATTATGTAATGATCTAGATATTACCTCAACGGTTTTCTCATCATCTCCAACCATATCCTCAAAATTTTGAGTTGATATACGGTTTGAGTTAGACACAAGGCCGCTGGATAATTCTCCAGATTCTGTGTAAAAGTCAGGCATGGATTTCTTTTTGATAAATCTATCCAAAAAGACTTTTGTTGCGGCTGCATCAGCTTGAGCGGAAACATTACGTTTCATTGCTCGTACATCGAGTTTGGGATCACTCCACAAATTCTTGTATAAATGTAATTCCTCTGCAGTGTATTGCTCCTTGACTTCTTCAAGTTCAAGAGCGTTCAGCATGTCTACAGCTTTTCCTCTACTCTCTCCACTTTCCGATTGGAATTCTGGAAATAGTTTTGACTCGATGTTACACCAGGTAGGTAAATCCTGCAAGACACCATTGGTAGAAATCTCGTGCGCTTGGCAATATGCTTCCACTAGTAAGTTCCTAACCCTGTGGTGTGTGTCTCTGTCTAAATGGAAGAATAACTCCCATAGTGCAGATCTGATCATTGACAATTCTTGATCGGCAATAGATTCCACTTGTGAAGGTGAAGTCCATTGTAACGATTTGTAAATAGAATTCATATTCAATTTAGCATTGTGTACTTTATGGATGGGGTCCCAAACCCACGTTCTTCGCAAGTAGGACATATCATCTCGAGTGACAAATTTTGTCATAACTCCTCCTTTAGAGGCAGGAGTAACTTTCATATTGAAATGTTCAAGACAAGCGTCCCTGTATACGAAGTTGTTCATATGCTTTGCTGCTAATTTAGACAGAGCATTGAGGTAATCATCTCCATATGTATGAAGTAAAGTCTCTTCAAAGAAACTAGTGTTCCACAACGCAGGGATAGTGTAATATATGTACATTTGCATTAGGACGGCTCTTAATGAGTTATCCTCTGCTGTTCCATACTTTCCACTGGGCTGTAACCCGGCTTTGGAGAAGACATCGCAGTTCATGTGTACTAAGGTGAAGAGGGCATCTGATAAAATGCCTTCTGTCATTTTTAGGGCCTTGGTATTATAACCAAAGGCTCTTAAAACCTTAAGCACAACACTTGCTGCTGCATGCCCTATTCCAAAGGGATTATTGACATCAAAGTCGGAGTAATCTCCTTCAATAATATCGTCAGAGAAAGCTCGCATCTGCTCATAAATAGCATCAGCATCTGAGTGCATATTTGTTCCGACAGAAGTTCGGAAGACGTCTCCATCTTCTACCATCATAGTGTAAAATGGGGCAAGGAACATCCGACTCACAATGAGATTATCGAGAGACGTCATATAAAAGACACGGATCTTACCGATAGCATTCTTCTTTGCATCTCTTGGTTCATCTTTCAACGACGTACCATAGATGAAATTAGCACACTCATCTCTCTCATACGTTTCAAGTATTTCATTGATTCGTACTTTGAGTTCATTACTCGCTTCTC